ACAAGTTGGGAACCTTTATCAAGACATCTTCTTCAAGTTCTTGATAGACCTCCACCTTAAGGGAATTCTTAAGTTTACTTCTTTTGTACTCTTTCTTAGGGGAAACTGTAGATTTGTTACTATAGAGTAAACCTATGTACTTCTTTAGGTAGTTAATCTCTTTAAGTTTATTATTCATAATGATTATTCCTTTGGCTAATCTTATGTATCTAGTATATCATGGATTTTCCTCCTTGTCAACGTCTTCATCGTTTTCTCCATCAAAACCATCAAAAACATCCTTAAGACAATCAAAACACGTATCTGTGTAGTCGCCTCGACTGTCCTTGAAGGTTGATTCTTTGTCACTCAGTGCTTTATTGCAAGCTGTACATCTCATAAATACTCCTAGGAGGCCTTAGAACGGCCTGTGTTGCTTTTTTAGGTCCTTACCTATACTAGGTATACCTAAAGGTTGTTATTTGCTTCTCTGTCTTGTTTTATCGTCTTGTATGACTCCACCAGTTCAGCCAGTTGTAATGCAGGCCATATCTTGTACACCGCAATGAGTTGGTATGCTTTTGTCAAGGACCTAAGGCTTTCCTCTTGACTAAATGATAGAACTTAACTAACTCTTTGTCATACTTACAAGCCCAGTCCACCACCTCACCCTCCGGCTTATAGCTTTCATCCCCCCACATACAAAACCCGGCATCCTCAGCAAGGTCTTTAATCTCCTCTGTGAACTCTACTTCAGAGTCATAATCGGGCGATAGCTTTTTAGCAATAGCCAGCCCTGCCTCTATTGCAGTGAGTATACCTAACCTTGTCAAAGCTGATACTGCTTCCTGCGGAAAGTCAAATTGATAAACAGCACTACCGTCTTCGTTTTCTTTTAACAGTACTACGTTTGATGTTCCATTAATATCATTCATGCTAGTTCCCCAAAATATTCTAACGTTAATTTAAAGTTAACAATTCTTTTTTCTATTTCAATAAGGTCTGCTGCTTGGTCTAACTCAAATACAGCACAACCTTCACTTCTTTTTCTCCTCTTTAGTTGAGATTTTAAGTCCTTTGTTAATTCTTTGAGTACAGCCACGACAATTTTATCTGCATCATCGTCACATATTGTTATTTTAAAGTCCATAAGTTACCTTTGCCTTTGCACCAGACAGCGTTGCCATCTTTGTTAATAACTCATTCAACGGCTCCAACATCATAACCCGACAACAGCTAAGTGTGATGGGGCTAAACTCTGTGCCGCTATCGCTCTCTTCCACTCTGTTTAAATACTTATCAAAGAACTCTTTAACAAGCTCTTGTAGTATTAAAGAATTCTTTTCATTACGCATCTCAGCGCCTATTTCCTCATAGTTCATTACCAATTCTCCACGCCTGAAAGTTCAATAGTCATTTTGGTGTTTAGTCCGTTGTGTTCTTCTTCCCAACTCATTGTTATGATAGACCCGATACCTGAACTAGTATCACATTCAATGGTTATGTTAGATACAATGTTGTTTAGCTCAACAATCTCGTTAATCTTCTCTACATCTCTAGGTAACAATACTACTTTAGCCATAATTCTTCTCCTTTAGTTTTGCTTCAACTCCCTCAGCAACACCCTTACCGCTACACCAAAGTTGGTAGCCTTCAGCGTTATGCGTGTTTCCATCAACAATCTGCTCCACCTCCTCCTCAGTTAACCCCACCCAAGGCTTCTGTGTTTCCGGCGGGGCACCTTTATACACATCTTTGACGGAAACGTGGTTTTCACTCATTTGTTCTTCTCCATCTTGAAGAAATTCATCTTGGTCCTCGGCAGACATCTGAGCAAATGTTTGAAAATGATTCTCACCACAACAGTGAAACTTCACCTTCTCTTGTCCGCAGTAACAGCAGTATTGCGTAGTGTCCTCCATTAGTTCCTGACGTAGTTCTTCTCTAGTCATTAGCTCTTCTCCAGTTCGTTCACAACCAGTTGAGCATAACCTGCTATGTCTCGCCAAGAGTCTACGTAGAACGGGTCACCGTTGCAAATACGAGACACTTTGTTGCAGATCATCTCCAGAGACTCCTGCTGATGAGGCTCCATGTGTGCCCAGCTTGGCGACACTTGTAGTTCCTCCTTAAGGGCCTGTGATAACTGAGAGACCATACGGTACTCTCCGTAGCGTTTACCTCGTTCAACGAGTACCTCGTCTATGTCCATACCTGTTTCGTCCATCTCTTCTGTTACTTGATTTTTAACTTTACCCATGTGATAGCCCTCCATTTTTCTATCGTATTTATCTACTGCCTCTCGTTCTGCTTCCTGTTTAGTGAGTCCAATGCCGATCTGTCCCTCATAGTGACAATACCAACCGTTAGGCCCAATGAACGGTTCAAATATCTTCTCCATCGTCTTCTTCCTTCCATTTTTGTGCTGTTTCACAGATTCCAAACCCAGTGTCCAGTACCATACAACCCCTAAACTTCTGGGACACTGTACCTTCACCATAGGGGTAGGTCTCTTCTTCTACGTACTTATGCTCACAGTCCATACACGGACCTCCATCATCGTACACCATCTCAACAAACTTGTAATCATTCATAATGTACCTCCAAATATTGCTGGTGATACTGATTGTAACACAGTAAGGCATTGGTTTGCAAGGTCCCTGTGCTCCTTCTGGGTCTCAGGTCCTGTACGTACATCAACAAAGTGTAGCCATGAGCGCACAGTACCAGACATATACAGTCGAGACTGTGTGAGGCCCTCAGGTAGTAGCTTACGGGCTACTTCCTTAGCTATTCCCTTCTCCAATGCTTGCTGGTAAAGGTACATGACCTCGCCTGTCACTCGAACCTGTGCACATTTCCACCATTGGTCCAAATACTCCTCCTCAGCCAAAAGCTCTATACTTGCCTGCCTGTTCTTGGTGTCCTGTAGGCGTGGTGAGGTAGGCTCCTCGAATCCTAGGGCCTCAGCGTATCGTTGGCTAAACTCTTGGAAACTGAAGGACCTGTGCCTAAGCACTTGACGTGCTATGTCCCTCGTGGTGTTGATCTCCATACACACAGAGGCCATCTCAAAGGGTGACCAATGCTTATGGTCCCTCAGGTACTTTAGAAGCTTAGGGGCCGTTTGTGTGTTGTTTTGGTTACTGGGGTTAGACACACGTGCACAGTAGGCGATTACATCCTCTGCATCAGGTGTGGCCCATACTAGTTTGGCCTCACTCATTGAGCAGTCCCTCCTCTAGTACGGTCTCGTACCTCATAGGCGACAAGAATTCCACCAATGTAGCGTGGTCTAGTTCTTCGAGCATCTCGAACAGTGCAGTAACGTCACCATCTTTTAGGTCTTGTTGTATCTGGTCCATAACAATGTCCAGTAGTGCCTCTTTATGCATTCTTCCACTCCTCTGGTGTTGTCCCGTTCATAACGAACTCGCGCTGGTCCTCATCCAACATAGTGAACACGTCCTGTATGAGTCGATTCTTGTTCTTCCACTGATCATGCAGAATGTAGTATTCATCTCCAGTCAGTGGCAGGGTCATGGTGTGTGACACCCCTGTAAGTTTTGAAATTTTGAACAATTCCATGGTTTATTCTACCTTTGTAATTAAACCGTCCTTCAGCACAACACGTGCAAAGAACTCACGGCCTATATTGGTGATGTGTGGGCGGTTAGCCCCAGTCAGTACACCATCAGGTTTGTACTCCTCACCAAAAATGCTGGTTTCTATGTACTCCAAAGGTTGACCAATGTTTTCCTTTAGAACTTTTTTACTAGGATATGCAAAAACTAACATTTTAGTACTCCATTATAAGGCCTTGGGCCTTGATTCGTGTGATGTCCCGTAGACGGAGACAGTGGGCAGAGGATTCAGCGGCTAGTCGAATGATAGCCACGCCTAAGCGCTTATCTATCTTGATGGTCCGACCATTGTAGCTACGGCCTCTGTGCTCTATTGTAACGAACTTGGACCCGTTACGCTCCAAGGCCTTACGCTGTGCGTTTGGTTTAGTCTTGGCATACTTGCTGTATGGGTTTGTCTTGATGGTATGGGCCATGGTTTATTTTCCTTTGTTACGTTTGCGGGTTTCCCTAGATTCTAGGTAGTCCGCTATGAGGGCACCTAGTGAGAAAACTAGAGACACTACCGCTAGGGACAGCAGTGCCTCCATGAACAGGTTAAAGGTCATTATAATGCCTCCTTCAGTGCTTCTACGTCAGCGGTGACCATCTCTAGGACCCTCTCACGTGAACCTTTATAACCGATGTCCTTTAGAAGCGCATAACTCGTCCGGCCTCTGCTCATGCGTAGGCCCTTGATTTCCAAGCGAAGACCCGTTCTAAGGGTAGCTAGCCTATAGGCTTCGATTTGCTCAGGGGTGCTTAATGCTGTCATGTCGTTTTCTCCTTCAGTTGGTGAACATTGATTATATGGTATCTACGGCCTTCGTGCCAATCCTGTACTTTCCCATCAATAAGTGCGAACACATGGTCCCTACTAAAGGCTAAATAACGACCCTTAGGGTATGCCTTAGCCAAGGTCTTGGGGGTGTACTTTGACCCATTGGACTGCTTAGGTCTGAGCATGGGTCCGAAGGTATGCCCTAGGGTCCGTGTGGCGTGCCTGATGTGCTCAGGGAACACGCCATGCCTGTCACGCCTACCTGCGATCTTGAGGGCCGTGTGTGCCGAATGGTACGTGGTAAGGCATGACATGGCAAGCGCGAGCACTGAACAGTCGTTGGCCTCCTTCATTACCGAGCGGGCAATCAGTGCATCTTCTAGGCGGGTCATAATCACAGGTCCTCTTGTTTAAAATCGGGGTGTGTGCCGTACAGGCCCTTCTCCTGCTCGCACAGGAACCCATAAAATCGATCTAGGTCTGCATCAGTCAGTCCTAGGTCCTGCTTTATCACGGCCTCTGAGGCCACGTTTTCAAGGGCAGTTATGCACAGCACAACCAGCGCCCGGGTCTCGTTATTAGTCATCGCTTAGTTCTCCTTAGGTTATTTCAAAGCAACTATTGTGCCACGGGTCCCATCACTGTGCAATCCTGCATAACGCAGGCCAGTGGGCACAGGTGTTTCACAGGTCCTGTACACGAATGAGTCGAACCTGTAGGGGTTATATGTGACCTGACGGCCTCCTGTGACCCATAGTTCAACGGTACGCGCTGGCTTGTACTGTTCAGGGTCCCAATCACCGACAACGCCTGCATGCACATTTTTAGTCCGCTCCCGTAGGACCCGTTGACGACCTGCCTCGGATACCTTGAATACAGGATTAAACAGGACCACATCCATGGCCCGGTGAACCACGCGGCCACGCTGTGGAACCTCCAAGGCCTTAATACTGAAGCAGTGGCGCTTTAGATTGAAATATACGAATACCTTCATGGTGTGTGCTCCTTAATGCATGGGGTAAACGATGACCTGCACTGCAGGGTTCGCACATGCTGTGCAGGCACCACATTTAGCATTGCCTGCGACTGCAGGGCACACCTTCGCAGTAATCCCTTGGGCCTTCAGGTCCCGCATGAAGGTGACTGCCTGTGCACTGTGTGCTCGTTTGTTCTTACCCCTTGCCAGTTTGTCACCTTTGACTGCACAGGAGGCCACATGGCCTGCCTTGATCACGTCAGGCAGGTGATGCACATTGGTCGCGACCGATACCCTAGGTGTGAACCCTGCGACTTTAAGCATGTCGGCTTTGGCTACGGTCTCTGTGGGGAAATGTACCCGTGAATGGTCCAAGGAGGCCCCAAGGGTCCGAAGGTGTCCAAAGTCCTGCAGGGTCAGGTCCGAAGGTGCAGGGATAGAACCGAAGGCCGCGAATCGGACCCAAGGTGCCGCCTGAAGCTTGGCGATGGCCTTAGGGGTCACCAAGGCCTCTAAGTAGGACCCGATGGCCTCTTGCTTACGTTCTAAGTTGATCGTGATAGATGGTTTCATTGCCTCGGTGGTGATGGCATAGCATCCCTTGGCCTTCAGAGGGCATGAGTCATCACAGTGACTGCCGCCTGATGTTGTGAAATTGACTGTGGCACTGCCTGCTATGCCTTTGCCGTAGCTACCAATAAGTGTGCCGAATTGTTTAGTGATCATGATGATAATCTCCATTGGTGGTTTGTATGACAATACCTAAGCACATCCCATGCCAGTCCTTAAAGGCAGGCTTTATGTATACTTGGGTATTACTTTAGGGCTTTTACCCTGTCAATATTTTGACACATGACCAGCCTAGGTGTCAATAGTTTGACACTATTATCCATTATGTGTCGGTTTTTTGACACCTTAGACCCTAGGACTACTGATGTGGACTAGTTAGCAGGGACTGATGGGTACTGATGGGACCTAAGGACTAGGGGGCCAATGGTACCCACGTTGGCACACACATGTTTACCCTATGGCTACACTACCCTGATGGGTCCTAAGGCCTCCTAGGGCCTTCTAATGGCCTCCTAATGGCATGCTGTACCATTGGTGGTACTGATGGACACTGATGTACGCCAAAAGGCCTGCATTCGTACAGACCCCCGGGGGGACCCTTTGCCTGTGTTTAATTATATGTGTACCCGCCCAGATACAAAATAAGGGTAATTTGGAAACACATTGGTCCCTTAGGACTTCCATAGACCCCTTAGGACTCCTTTAGTCTCTTAATATACTAAAGAAACTAAAGAAACTACTCTATATACATAGATAAGCATAAGCTTATGTATTCTAAAGAGAAACTGTTGTTTATAAGGTACTAAACAGAAGAACAATTAGGGACACATTAGAAAACACTTGACAAATTGGTATTTTTGTGCTATAATATAAGGTATCAAAGGAAGCAAACACGAGAAGAACCATACACTCCTAGTAAAAATACTTTATGTTGGTTATTAACAAACACTAACCAAAGTATAAATACTCGTGTATAGCCTTAGGACTTCCTAAGATAACTATGGAGACTTTAATGTCAGAAATAAAAAGGAAAATTGGGAGACCACCTAAAGATGAGTTGTCTTCTAATCTAAAAAGAAATGTAGTAGGTCGCCCTAAAGGTGATGCTGCTATCATCAATGAATATAAATCTAGGATGTTGTCTAGCCCTAAGTCTAGGAAGGTCTTGGATGCCATCTTTGATGCTGCTTTAGATAACGAACATAAGAACCAAGCTGCAGCATGGAAGTTGGTCGTAGATAGGATTCTGCCAGTGTCGGCCTTTGAGCAAGATGTTCTTAAGCAAGCTGGTAGGTCTGCCATACAGATCAACATTACAGGTCTAGGGGTTAACGTAGAGACTCCAGAGGTCATAGACCAAGTAGAAGATGCTATAGAGGTTGATGAAGATGAGTGATCTACAAATTAAGTTACTTCCTTGGCAACAAGAGGTCTGGAATGATGAGCACAGGTTTAAGGTCGTGGCTGCAGGTCGTCGTACAGGGAAGTCCCGCCTAGCGGCTTATCTTCTTATTGTCAACGCCTTACAGACTGACAAAGGACATGTCTTCTATGTCGCTCCGACACAGGGACAGGCACGAGACATTATGTGGCAGACAATGTTAGAGGTAGGTCATCCGGTTATCTCAGGTAGTCATATAAACAACCTTCAAGTAAAGCTTGTTAATGGTGCTACTATTTCTCTTAAGGGAGCTGATAGACCAGAGACCATGCGAGGTGTCTCGCTGAAGTTCTTGGTAATGGACGAATACGCTGACATGAAGCCAGAGGTATGGGAACAGATTCTTAGGCCTGCATTAGCTGACCAAAAGGGTTCTGCATTGTTTATTGGTACCCCTATGGGAAGGAACCACTTCTATGATTTATATCAACATGGACTACGTGGTGATGATCCAACTTTTTGCTCCTTCCATTACACTTCTTTTGATAATCCTCTCATAGACCCAGATGAGATTAGGGCAGCTAAGAAGAGCATGTCCTCTTTTTCGTTCCGACAGGAATTCATGGCATCCTTTGAAGCCGCTGGTGGTGAGTTGTTTAAAGAGAAGTGGATTAAGTTTGATGAAGAAGAACCTGATGAAGGTGATTACTATATCGCTATCGACTTGGCAGGTTTTGAAGAAGAAGGCTCTATAGGCGTTAAGAACAAACGCTTGGACAACACTTCTATCGCTATTGTTAAAGCAAACGAGAAAGGGTGGTACGTCAAGGAAATCATCTATGGTCGTTGGGATGTAAAGAAAACAGCTAAGAAAATATTTGATGTTGTTGCTAAGTATGAACCAATTGCTGTAGGGATTGAGAAGGGTATTGCCAAACAAGCGGTGATGCCTTACCTATCAGACGTTATGAGACGGACTCAAACATTCTTTAGGGTCGAAGAGCTAACCCACGGTAACAAGAAGAAGACTGATCGTGTTGTCTGGTCCTTACAAGGTCGTTTTGAAAATGGTTATATAACACTAAACAAGGGAGATTGGAATAACGAGTTCTTGGACCAGTTGTTTCAATTTCCCAACAAGCTAGTACACGATGACTTGGTAGACTCGTTATCTTACATTGAACAATTAGCCAAGGTATCCTACGTCTCTGACTTTGAGGAAGATGACTGGGAACCTATGGACGCTGTAGCAGGATGGTAATATGAAAACTGGACTTTATGCAAATATTCACGCTAAACGTAAACGCATAGCTGAGGGTAGCAAAGAGAAAATGAGAACACCCGGTACAAAAGGTGCTCCTACGACTCAACAGTTTAAGAAGGCTGCTAAAACAGCTAAGAAGAAATAACATGGCTAAAGGTCAAACCCATTACTTGCCTAACGGTAAGATACATAGTGGTAAAACACACAAAGAAGGTAAAGTCTTAATGACAGGTGCAAAGCACACACCTGCCAGCAAGGTTTTAACACACATACCACCAAAGAAGACTAAGTAATGGCTACTAAGAAAGTATCTCTTACCAAGAAGGACAAGAACCCTACAGGTGGTCTGTCTGAGTCAGGACGTAAGCGCATCAATGCAGCCACAGGTAGTAACCTAAAGCGTCCTCAGCCCGAAGGTGGTGCTCGTAAGAACTCTTTCTGTGCACGAATGGGTGGTGTCAAAGGACCTATGAAGAAACCAGACGGAAGCCCTACTCGTAAAGCACTAGCACTTAAAAAGTGGAAATGTTAATAACCCAAAGAAAGCCTAAATAATGAACGAAGATTACGAAAAAAAGTTTACAAACCAAAAAGTTGAAGACTGGGTTATGGAGAAAGCCGAGGACTGGCGCGATCATTACAACAGCAATTATAGAGAAAAGTTTGATGAGTACTACCGTCTCTGGCGTGGTATCTGGGCAGCAGAGGACAAGACTCGTGACTCAGAGCGCTCACGTCTCATCTCCCCTGCCCTACAACAAGCCGTAGAATCCTCTGTAGCTGAAGTGGAGGAGGCTACCTTTGGTCGAGGTAAGTGGTTTGATATACACGATGACCGTAATGATAAAGAAAAGAAAGACATTGAGTATCTTAAGAACCAGCTAGACGAAGACTTTAAGTTTACTAAGACCCGTAAGGCTGTAGCAGAGTGTCTTATTAACTCCGCTGTCTTTGGAACTGGTTGTGCTGAGATAGTGATTGAAGAAGTTAAGGAAATGAAACCAGCTTCCCAACCTGTTATGGACGGGGCTATGCAGGCTGTAGGTGTAAACATCACTGACCGCGTTGTTGTTAAACTACGTCCTATTCTTCCACAGAACTTCTTAATTGACCCCGTAGCCTCTTCTATTGAAGAAGCACTGGGTGTTATTATTGATGAGTTTGTACCTAAGCACCAAGTGCTACAGGGTATTCAAGATGGTATTTACAATGATGTTGAAATTGAAGATGCTGATACAGACACGGATTTAGAAGCAGATAAAGAACTTAGCTCTTTTGATGATGACAAGGTACGTTTAACACGTTACTATGGTTTAGTGCCCAAGCATTTGTTTGATACTGCTATTGATGACTCAGAAGAAGAAGACGAACTGTCTGACTTAGAAGAAAAGGATGACTCCAAGAAAGCAACTGGTTTTGTAGAAGCTATTATTGTTATTGCTAATGGTGGTACACTCCTTAAGATTGAAGAAAATCCTTACATGATGCAAGACCGCCCCGTGGTGGCTTTCTCTTGGGATGTGGTCCCTAGTCGCTTCTGGGGCCGGGGTATCTGTGAGAAGGGCTACAACAGCCAGAAGGCATTAGATGCAGAGCTTCGTGCACGTATTGATGCCTTAGCCCTTACTGTGCACCCAATGATCGCCATGGACGCATCTCGTATGCCTCGTGGCGCTAAGTTGGAAGTCCGTCCCGGTAAAACAATCCTTACCAACGGTAATCCTTCTGAGATTCTACAACCATTTAAGTTTGGTAACTTAGATCAAGTAACATTTGCTCAAGCTGCAGAGTTGCAGAAGATGGTTCAGATGGCTACAGGCGCTATTGATGCTGCTGGTATCCCCGGCTCTATCAATGGTGATGCCGCTGCAGGTGCTGTGTCAATGTCAATGGGTGCAATCATCAAACGCCACAAGCGTACCCTGATTAACTTCCAAGAGAGTTTCTTAATCCCAATGATTGAGAAGACAGCTTGGCGTTACATGCAGTTTGACCCTGATAACTACCCTGTTAGTGATTATAAGTTTGTTCCTTCATCCTCACTTGGTGTTATCGCCCGTGAATACGAAGTAACTCAACTTGTACAACTGTTGCAAACAGTAGGCCAAGATAACCCAGTGTATCCTCTGCTTATTTCAGCTGTTGTGGATAACATGGGCTTATCTAACCGTGAAGAGTTGATGGCTCAAATGGCTGAGATGGCTAAACCTAACCCAGAAGCACAACAACAGCAACAACAACAACAACAGTTGCAACTTGCATTAGCCCAAGCGCAGCTACAGTTGGTCCAAGCTCAGGCTATGGAAGCTCAAGCACGTGCTCAGAAGTATACAGTGGAAGCTCAGTTGGAGCCTCAGGTTGTGCAGGCTAAGATGGCAGCTGCTCTCTCTACCAACTTACAAGCAGGGAATGCAGATGAAGCTGAGTTTGCTAAGAGGGCTAAGATTGCTGAGTTAATGTTAAAAGAAAAAGATATTGACAGTAATGAGCGTATAGCTTCCATCCAAATGATGAATAAAAGAACTTGACAAATTAACCAAAGTGTGGTATAATGTTAGTCAGGGTCTCTCCTAATACGAAAGGATAAAGAGATGGATCAAGAATTACAGAGATATTACGAAAATTTACTACAGTTGTTTACCCAAGCTGGGTGGAAAGACTTCATTGAGGACATCAAAGGAAACTCTGATGTTCTCAGTGACATACTAACCATTACAGATGAGAAACAACTATGGTATCGACGTGGACAACTTGAAGCTGTCAACCGTATCTTATCCTATGAGTCTACCATAAAGAATGCTTATGAAGACAACACAGGAGAAGACAATGGCTAGACGGATATTTGAGTTTGTTTGCGGAGAAGGTCATTTATCAGACAAATTAGTGGACTCGGAATGCCGGGTAACCCACTGTCCGATTTGTGACCAAACTGCTGAAAGAATCATAAGTACGCCAATGGTAAAACTTGAGGGCGTTACTGGCGACTTTCCCGGAGCAGCAATGCAATGGGAACGAAAACGTACTGAGAAGATGAAAGCAGAACAAAAAAGTGCCGCTTAAAGCACAAGCACTAGTTTCTTTTCCACAATGCTTTAGAGCACGGAGTACAATATGGCAACATTTATTGATGACGACGAGAATACATCTCAAGAAAACGAGGACGAGCAATTCGATACCCTCAATGTAGAAACAGAGGATTCCTTAGAGGACCAAACCGCTGATTCTAACGAAGATGAAGATGAAGACGACATTCCTGAAAAGTATAAAAACAAGTCTGTTAAAGACATTGTTCGTATGCACCGTGAGGCCGAGAAGGCCATGGGTAAACAAGGGAGTGAAGTTGGAGAACTTCGTAAAGTAGTAGATGATTATATTCGCGCCCAAACCATCTCACAACAAGCCCCTAAAGTTGAAGAAGAAGATATTGACTTCTATGACGATCCCAATGCAGCTGTAGCGAGAGCAATTGAGAGGCACCCTAAGGTTCGCCAAGCTGAAGAGCTTGCAAGCCGAATGAGAAAAGCAGAGGCTTTAAATAACCTTAAAGCTCAACATCCTGATTTTTCGGAGACTATACAAAACTCTTCGTTTCAAGAATGGATAATGAAAAGTAAGGTTAGACAAGAGTTGTACGCTCGTGCAGATCAAAAGTTTGACTTTGACGCAGCCAGTGAATTACTGTCTACATGGCAAGAACGCAAAAGTGTAGTACAACAAACCGCTGATGTTGAAAAGGCTTCCCGTAAGCAGGCAATAAAAGCCGCAAGTACAGGAAGTAGCAAAGGCGTTGGGGAAAGTTCTAAGAAGACATATCGACGCTCCGACATCATTGAACTCATGCAACGAGACCCAGATCGGTATCAAGCACTTTCTGATGAAATTATGAAAGCTTATGCTGAGGGTCGAGTTAAATAAAACATTTCTAAAAGGAAATTAAAATGGCATATCCTACCCCCCAAGTCACCAACGCAACCGGTGCTGTATTTATCCCTGAAATCTGGTCTGACGAAGTTATTGCTGCTTACAAGCAAAACCTAGTTATGGCTAACCTTGTCTCCAAGATGTCCTTCAAGGGCAAAAAGGGCGACACACTGCACATTCCAAAGCCAACCCGTGGTACTGCTTCTGCTAAAGCTGCATCTACTGCTGTTACTTTGATTGCTGCTACTGAGTCTGAAGTTCAAGTCTTGGTTAACCAGCACTTTGAGTACTCACGTTTCATTGAAGATATTACAGAAGTGCAAGCTTTGTCATCAATGCGTAAGTTCTACACTGCTGATGCTGGCTACGCTTTGAGCAAGCAAGTTGACACTTCTATCATCGAACTAGGCGCAGGTCTACAAGGTGGTAATGGCACTTCTGCTTACAACAAGGCTGTGTTAGCTGGTGACGGCTCTACTCCTTATGTTGCTGGCACTACTGCTGGTACTGCATTGACTGACGCTGGTATTCGCAAGATGATCCAGACTTTGGATGATGCTGATGTACCTATGAGTGGTCGCTCTATTGTGTTACCACCTGTAGGCCGTAACGTGATGATGGGTATCGCCCGTTTCACTGAGCAGTCTTTTGTTGGTGATACTGGTTCAGGTAACACTATCCATAACGGTCGCATTGGTGACGTATATGGCATGATGGTTTACGTGTCTACCAACGCTGCTACCTCTTCTACTGTAACTGACCGCATTGGTTTGATGTTCCACAAGGAAGCTTTTGTTTTTGCAGAGCAGATGGGCATTCGCTCACAGACTCAGTACAAGCAAGACTTCTTGTCTACATTGTACACTGCTGACACGTTATACGGTGTTAAAGAGTTGCGTGATGACGCTGGCATTGCTTTCGCAATGCTTGGTTAATAGCTAGACTGGGGACTCTCTAGGGGGTCCCCTTTCATGTTTGTAGA